TCATTTTATTTCCTTTCTTTTATTATTTTTATCTTCTAATCTTAATATTTCTTTATACTGATATAATCCAAATACTGATATACAGCATCCTATTAACCATACTATTAATAACATTTTCATATATTTCCTTTCTTTTGTATTAATATGAAAGTCGATAATGCAGAATTGAAATCTTTTCTAGTCAAGCTTGGCTCTCGGACAGGGAGCCCCTACGCACTTAGGGGGCGACCAGCATGAAGCGGAGCATAGCTTTACTTGAAGATTTTAATTATGCTATAATGCTACTGCCATTTTACAAGAGAGAGATATAGCGTCCACGAGTAGGGTTTAGCCCTACTAGATTCAAGAGCCGACATATTTGCCTACGAAGTGAACACAGAACAAACAAATCACATCATTGAGTACTGAATATGTTGTGAATTGAATCTAACAATATTTATGTTGACAGAAGAATTTTGAAGATATAATCGTTTAGTTCACACATGAATACGAAGAGTCTTACGACGAAACAGAAAGCTTTAGTTGATACACTCGTAACCACTGGTTGTAGTATAAAGGAAGCATCACAAAAGGCAGGATATGCAAAGGGTGAAGCAGGCAGAGTAGTAGCAAGTAGAACGCTACGATTACCACAGGTACAGAGGTACATGATGGAACAGGTAGCTAGTGTTATGGGAACTGGAGCTATCAAGGCAAGCCAGAAGCTAATACAATTATCCGATAGTGCAAAGAGTGAGTACGTTCAGCTAGAAGCTAGTAAAGATATACTAGATCGAGTAGGACTAAGAGTACCAGAGAAAAGGCAGAATGAGATCGTTGGAGATATAAAGATTAATATAGACTTGACGTAATTCTGTCATAAATTGCTAAAGAACAATGTTGCTCGGACAAAGGTTGGGGGGTCAAAACCTGAAGGGTTTTGTAAGTATGGGAACTCATACAAACAATATAGGCTAAAAAAAGCACGTTGTATGTGCATTTAAAAAATATTTTTTTAACCTAAAAGTACGAATTTCATTATGGATAATCAGAATAATATTGACAACGAAATCGTAGAAGTAGATAAATATGAATCCTTGTTGAATACGTTTATAAGGATTGCAATTAATAAAGAAGGAGAAGATAATGCCTAAAGTTGGAAATAAAATGTATAGTTATACCAAAGCTGGTATGGCAGCGGCAAAGAAAGAAGCTAAGAAGTCAGGGAAGAAGATGACTATGGCTAAGAAACCTAAGAAGAAATGAGTAAATCTACTGTAAATAAAGCAGGAAATTACACTAAACCTTCTCTAAGAAAAAGATTATTTAGTCAGATTAAATCTTCTTCAGTTCAAGGAACAGCAGCAGGAAAATGGTCGGCTAGAAAAGCTCAATTACTAGCAAAAAAATATAAAGCTGCTGGTGGAGGTTATAGATAATGGCTTTAACTAAGTCACAGCGTAGTTTAAAAGCATGGACACAGCAGAAATGGAGAACTAAATCAGGTAAGAGATCATCCGATACTGGAGAAAGATACTTACCTGAAGCTGCTATTAAGTCTTTGTCTGCAAAAGAGTACGCTGCAACGACTAAAGCTAAGAGAGAAGGAAAGAAAAAAGGCAAAGGAGTTGTTGCCCAGCCAAAAAAAATCGCTAAAAAGGTAAAGAAGTTTAGATCTTTTAGTTAGAAAGGAGAGCATATGTCCTCTCAAAAGAGAAAAGGTACAAGAGTTGAAAATGAGATTGTTAAGCTCTTTATCAAAGAAGGTTTTAATGCTGTAAGACAGCCTTTATCTGGTGCTATTCAAGAATTTCCTCATGATGTTAATGTAAGAGATCTTTATGAGGGAACAAGTATAGAGGTAAAAGCTAGAAAAAATGGTAGTGGTTTTACAACTTTAGATAAATGGAAAGGAAATGCTGATTTATTAATTTTAAAGAAGGATTTTGAAAAACCTATGGTATACTTAACATGGGATTTTTTTAAGGAGTTTTTATATGAGTATAGACAAAACAGACGACGTAACGAATCTGGAGAACAGACAGCTATTTCAACTGAGTTATCAGGAGAGACAGAGATTGAGAAAGATAGTAAGGAAGGTACATCTAAAATTCCTTCCAGAAGCTTCAGTAACAGACAAGGAATGCGACAAATTAATAGAAAGTCTTGGCCCAAAAGTAAGAGAAAAATTGCTTCAAGAGTATATAAATAAAGTTAAGTAATGCCAGAGCTTTCATATAAGCCAGATGGGGTTACAGTAAAAAATTTTTTAAAATCGAATGACTTCTTTCGTGGATTAAGAGGACCAGTTGGGTCTGGTAAATCTGTTGCTTGCTGCATAGAAATATTTAGACGAGCTTTACAGCAAAAAAAAAATAGTCAAGGTATTCGTAAATCACGTTGGGCTGTTATTCGTAATACAAATCCTCAGTTAAAGACGACAACTATTAAAACATGGCTTGATTGGTTTCCTGAACAAGAGTGGGGAAACTTTAGATGGTCTGTTCCTTATACCCATTATATTAAAAAAGGAGAGATAGATTGTGAAGTTATCTTCTTAGCCTTAGATAGACCTGAAGATGTAAAGAAACTTCTTTCCTTAGAGTTAACAGGTGTATGGGTAAACGAAGCTAGAGAGATTCCTAAATCAATTATAGATGCATGTACTATGAGGGTAGGTAGATATCCTAGTATGCGTGATGGTGGTGCTTCTTGGTATGGTGTTATCTGTGATACCAATGCTCCAGAAGAAGATCATTGGTGGCCTATTATGGCTGGTGATGTACCAACACCTGATTATATTTCACGCGAAGAAGCATTAATGTTAGTTAAACCTGATAATTGGTCTTTTCATACACAACCAAGTGGAATGAATGAAGATAGAGATAAACAAGGTAATCTTCTTGGATATAAATCAAGTGACAGAGCTGAGAATAAAAACAATCTTACTCCTAAGTATTATAATAATATTATCAAAGGTAAAACGAAAGGATGGATTGATGTTTATGTACTCAATAAACTGGGAAGCATTGAGGAAGGGAAGCCAGTATATCCTAACTTTAAAGAAGAAATACATGTATCGAAAGATAATCTGATGCCAAGCGAACATCTTACTGTATATGTGGGTATAGATTTTGGTTTGACACCAGCTGCGGTATTTGGTCAAAAGACAGTTACAGGTCAATGGTTAATCCTCCATGAGTTAGTTTGTTTTGATATGGGTACAGTACGTTTTGCCGAATTACTTAAATCAGATTTACATAAATATTTTAGAAACCTAGAAGTAGAAATATATGGCGATCCTGCAGGGGATTTTCGAGCCCAGACTGATGAGAAAACGCCATTTCAAATATTACGCAATTCTGGTTTAAGAGCTTCCCCTGCACCATCAAATGACATTTCACTACGAATTGAGTCAGTTGAAAACGCACTTAATCGCTTAGTTGATGGAAAAGCAGGATTTGTCGTAGACAATAGATGTATTAATTTAAAAAAAGGTTTTCATGGAGGTTATCATTATAGACGATTACAAACATCTGGAGATAGATATGATGAAAAACCTATGAAGAATAGATACTCGCATATACATGATGCTTTACAATATTTAATGATGGGTGCTGGAGAAGGAAGAGCTATTACTTATGGAAAAGGTAATATACAAGCAAAAAAAGTACAGACAACGTGGAATGTTTTTGATAGAAACAAACCAACAAAAAGGAAATCATGGAACATATTTTCACACAATGGATAATATATTTCTATTCTCCTTATGATATTAAGTGGTGGATGAAATGGAGAAAAAAAGGATTCCATCATTGTGGAGGTATTAAGTACGATCCACAAAAAAAAACATGGATAAACTTTGAGAGGATATATGGTAAGCTTATTATTGAGAATCTATCTAAGGAGGAAGTTGATGCTACTCTTAAAAAAATCAAAAGAATTAATGGAAGAGTCATCTACAAAACAATAGAAGAAACACAAAGTAAAACACCTTATTTTGAATGGTGGGTTAAAGAACATAGTTGTGTAAGTGTTATACAAACTGCACTTGGAATGAATAAATGGTTTATCTTTACACCATATCAGCTATATTGTGCGTTGAATAAAT